TCGCTGTCATCGATCCGGTCGTCATCCGGCCGCATGGACAACGGCGGCGATCTCAGCAGCGCAAGCCTCTACGATTTCGCCACCAAGTAAACCGACCGCTCGTCCGACACGATCGCCCGCCGCATGGCGGGTTTTTTGTTGGCTGCGGTCATAGCAGAAAGGGCATACGGCCATGGCCGTTTCCGACATTCAACAGAACAACAAACTGATCCGCTTCACGCAGCAGATCAATCGTGAGTGGGTACGGGAGAATATGTTCAGCCCGTACATGAGCGATGAGGTCAACGCCATCATCCGCCGCCGCATGGAGTTAAAGAGCGGCGGCGAAGTAATGAATATCCCGCTGGTTACTCGGCTGGCGGGTATGGGGGTATCTACCGGCCCCCTAGTAGGTAATGAAGATAAGATCGACGATTACGGATACCGTATTTGGCTAGAATGGTGCCGGAATGCGGTGGTTACCACCAAGAGCGAGCAGCAGAAAGATAGTGCCGACATCTTCGGCGAGGCCAAGCCGCTGTTGTCGGATTGGTTGAGCGAGGTAACCCGCGACGAAATCATCGCGGCATTCATGGCGCTGCCATCGGAAAGCCAGCCGGCGGCCGGCGTTCGTGTCAACGGCACCCAGTATGATCTGGCAACGCCGATCCAGCGCAGCCAGTGGCAGTTCGATAATCGCGACCGTGTCCTGTTCGGTGCGGCCACCAGCAACAACACCAACATGATCGGCACATCGGCGGCAGCGGGTGATCATGCCGCATCGTTGCTGAACGTGGATGCGACGGCGGATAAGTTCACCGGCGCAAACCTGGCGCTGCTCAAGCGTGTGGCGATGGGGGCTAATCCTCATATTAGGCCCTACAAAACCCGCTCGGGTTATGAGTATTTCGTCGCCTTTGCCGGGTTGAATACCTTCCGCGATCTGAAGATGGACCCGACCATTGTATCGGCGAACACGAATGCTCGAGCGCGTGAAGGTCGCGAGATAAACGGTGGACCCGATAACCCGCTGTTCCAAGACGGCGATATTTTGTTCGACGGGGTAATCGTGCGCCTGGTCCCGGAGATTTCAAACTTCGTCACCAACGTGTGGACCTCGATGAAAACTGCAGGCAACGGCTCGACGCGTGTCGAACCGGTGTTCCTGTGCGGCCAGCAAGCGGCGGCGATTGCGTACGGTCAGATGGCCAAGCCCACCTTCCGAAAAGAAGATGACTATGGCTTTATCACCGGCACAGGAATCGAGGCTGCATTTGGCGTCGGGAAAATTTTTAAGAAACATCCGAAGGCCACCACTAGGCTTGTGCAGTGGGGCGTCGCAACCGGGTTCTTCAACTCGGCCACCGATTAAGCGGATAGAGAAAGGAACAGAACCATGGTTGCTAACCTGATGACCAACATTCCGGCCCGTGATGCTTTCAGTGTTGCGGTACAGTCGATCGCCGGCCGCATCACTGCGGTGTCAGGTGGAGGTGCCACACAGAGTGTCCAGATTGGCACTCTGCCGGCTGGTGCCACCATCCTCGGCATCAACAGCAATGTGGAAACGGCAATCACGCCGGGCACGGCAACATTCAACCTCGGCACTACCGCCGCCGGCGTTGATATTGCCGCCGGCATCGCACTGACGGCCGGCACGGTGGTCACGCCACCGTTGGCGGCGTTGGTGCAGCCGCTGGCGGCCGACACCCCAGTGTGGGTTAACCTCGCCGTATCTCCAACCGCTGGCGATGCCTACGTTTCGGTGCAGTTCATCAAGCCGACATCGTAGCGCCATGGCCAAGCTCACCTGGCTTGGCACCGATGGCTCGGAGCAGGGGGATGAATACATCCCCCTCGCCCCGTGCACTTGGTGCGGCGTCACGTTCGAGGTCGGCCAGCCCGTCGAGGTGACTGACGAAACCATGATCAGGAAGGCGCGCGGCAATCGGTTCTTTCGAGTGGAAGATAACGGCAAGGGCAAGGGGCCGGTGCCGGGACCATTCGGCCCGATGCCCGAGACATGGACGAACGATCCGCCGCCACCGCCGATCGAGGAGCCGCCGCGTTATCCCACCAATCCGCCGGACTATCCGCCCGAGGACGAGCCCGATCGTGAGCCCAACAAGAAGCGGCGAGGACGGCCGCCACGCATAAGGGACAACGGCGATGGCGAGTAATTACGGCGAGTTGAAAAGCGAGCTATCGGACCTGTTGTTCAATCAGCGGTTCATCGCGCGCTACGATCGTTTCACGCGCTCGTTCGAGGCCGACGCCAACTCGCGGCTGCGGGTGCTGCCGATGGAGGCATCGGTATTGCTCACGACCGTGGGTGGCGACGTGGCTTTGCCAGCCGACTATCTGCTCTGGCGCACGGTGCGGCCGACGTTGCCAGGATCGCCGCCGGTGCCGACATTCCATCCGCCCTACGATGAACTCGACTATGTGCATCCGGCCTATCTGCCGCCGGTGGGCCGCGGCTTCGATCGGCTGTTCACCATCGAGGGCAATACCTTCAAGGTGCGGCCGGTGGACGACCGCACCGGCGCTTATGATTTCCACTACTACCAGAAAATCCCCACCCTGGTCGGCAACAACAGCAACAGCAACTGGCTGTTGACCGAATATCCCAACGTCTACCTGTTCGGATTGATGGTGGAAGCTGCCGGCGACGGCCGCAATCTGGAAATGGCACAACTCTACAAGGCCCGCCGCGATGAGGTGTTTGCAGAAATCATCCAGCGTTATGCACTGACCACCGGCGCCAGCAGTCCGTCAGTACGAACGGCGGAGTATTACTGATGACCATGATTTTCGATGGCGACGGTAACGAGCTCGCCGATATCGCGTTGTCAGAAAAGCAACAAGCGGTGCTTGATCACGACGAGGATATTATTGTCATCTACCACACGCCGCAAATGCTGCGTTATATCCTGGGCGAGCAGTCGGGGACATTCATGCTGCATAAGCGCGGCGATCGTATCATCGCGGCGGCGCCGGATAATCTGCGTGCATACGCCAAATTGCAGCGTGCGATTAAAATCGCTCGGGAGCAGCACTGATGCCCGCACAGAAGCGGCCAATCGAATTCGGCGAGTGGCGGCCTGACATTGCGCTGCTCGATACCAAATTCGCCAGCGAGGTCGAGAACGTCTTCGCTGGAGCCAATTCCTATCTGCCGTTTCCCTCGCTGGCGGCATTTTCCGCCGCACGGTTGGCGGATAGCGGCAACGACAGCAATACCAAGGTGCTGCTGCATTTCGATGGTGCCGACGCATCGACCGTCATCACCGATGCCAATGTCGGCGGTTCTGCACATACGTGGACTGCGGCCGGCAATGCTCAAATCGATACCGGGGCAGCAAGGTTCGGCGCTTCGTCGCTGCTGTGCGACGGTGTTGGCGATTGGATTACTACACCCGACAGTGCGGATTTTGCGCTCGGCTCTGGCGATTTCACCATCGATTTCTGGTTCAACTGCAACGAGCCGGTTGGCCTTGTACGCAACATGACCGGACAGTGTGACAACGGCTCCACCATTCCCTCCACTAGTTTTTATATTCTGCGAAGGGCCGATGGTAGGATCGGAACGATAGTTGCATCAGGCCCGCTCACTACCGCCTCTTGCGTCAGCACCGCGCTGTACTCCGACACAATCAACCCCGGCTGGCATCATCTGGCATTTGTTCGCAATGGAGCAAACTTCCTGCTGTTTATTGACGGGGTGCAGGACGGCTTCACGCAGTTGAGCGGCGCGCTCAACAATTCCAGCAATGCGCTCAGTATCGGTGCTCAGGGCGAGGTAACGATCAATTCATGGAAAGGCTGGATCGATGAATTTCGGATTTCCAATGTTGCGCGCTGGATCACGACCTTCATCCCGCCGGGTGCAGCCTATTTCAATGCCGGTGGCACGCCGTGCGGCCTGTATTGCGCGCGCACGCTGTCGGGCGAATGGAAAATCTATGCCGGCACGCAAACCAAATTGTTCACTTGGAGCCGCGATCAGTGGGCCGACATAACCCGCTTGGCGGGCGGCGACTATCATGTGGCGCCGGGCGACCTGTGGTCCTGGGAGCAGTCGGGGCAGACGCTGGTGGCCTGTAATATAAATGATGACGTTCAGTCGATTTCAATCGACAGCGGCACCAATTTCGCGGCTTTGGCCGGTTCGCCGCCGCGCGCAACCAACGTCAAACAGATCGGAGATTTTCTGTTCCTGTCAGGATTGGCCGACAATGTCGGCTACAACAGGCGCAGCATTATTTGGAGTGCCATCAACGACATCACCGGCTGGATCGTAGGAACCAATCTCTGCGACACTCAGCAGATGCCGGACGGCGGCCCAGTGCAGGGCGTGGCCGGCGGCGAAATTGGTTATGTGCTGCAAGATCGCGCCATACGCACGCTGCAATTCCTGCCTGGTGATACTACGCTGATCTTCAGTTTCTCGCGCGTGCTGGACGATCGCGGCTGTGTGAGCAAATACGGCTTCGATACCATCGGGAACGTACTCTATTTTGCGAGTGAGGATGGGTTCTACAGTATGACCGGCCAGCAGGTCACGCCGATCGGCCAGGACAAGGTCAACGAGTGGTGGCTGGCCCATTCCGATGTCGCCCGGCGCAATGTCGTGCATTGCATTGCCGGTGTGAACAAGCCGCGGGTGGCGTGGGTGTATCACGCTGACAGCGGCTCGCCGATGTACGATCGACAGATCATTTTCGATTGGAGCAACAGCCGCTGGGCACGCGCAATTGTTTCGGCCTGGGTGTGGGCGCTGCTGGCGTCGACCGGCCTCGATCTTGACACTCCCCTCACCGGCGGCGGCGACGATGAGTGGTTGGACAGCACCGCGCCATCGCTCGACAGTTTCGGCTATGTCGGCGGCCGGCCGCTAATCGGCGCCATTAACCCCGGCGGCTTCCTGTCGGCGCTGACCGGCCCCAATCTGCCGGCGACAATGGAAACCGCCGAGGTGCATCTGTCGCCTGGTATGCGGTCGTTCGTCAGCGACGCCTACCCGCTCGATGATGTGCGCGACGATGCATCGGGCACGGTTGCCGCCGGCACTCGCGAGCGGCTGCAAGATGCGTATGTGTGGGAAAGCCCGGTGATGATCGAGATCACCGGTTCGGCGGCGCTGTATTCATCGGCCAGGCTGCATCGCTTTCGCCGGTTCATTCCGGGTGCCATGGTGTGGACGCACGCGCAGGGCGTCGTGATCGAGGCGCAGCAGGATGGCACAGTTGCATGACCGATTGGGCGCCGGCGCCATTCCGCATTAAATTTGACGAGGCCCGCGATCCCTACACCGCGCGCAATGCGCTCGGCATTACCAGTAGTGGGGGTGGCGGCATATCCTCGGCCACGCCGCCGCTGTCGATCACTGGCGGCGTCATATCGATTGATCTGAGCGGCTATCAGCCGATCGACGGCGACCTGACCGCGATCTCGGCATTAACCGGCACCAATACGATCTACTATCGCAGTGGCACCAGCGTCTGGTCACCCGTTACAGTCGGCACGGGGCTGACCTTCACCGGCGGCACGCTCGCTGCTACTGCCGTCGCC